ATCTACAGGTATTACTCCACAACGTAAAGGCGCTATTGAAAATCGTGAAACAGTAGGGGGAGTAGAAAGATCAGTAAATCAATCAAGTTTAAATACAGGTAAATATTTTGGAATCCATGATGATTTTAGATCAAGGGGTTTAACTGCTTATTTAGAAACAGCTAAGGTTGCATGGAAAGATCAGAAATTTAAACGTCAATTTATTCTAGATGATGGTAGTCAGCAAATATTAGATTTTGATGGAGAATTGTTTAACGAAAGTGAATATGGTATCTTTATTAATAATTCACCTTCGGATAATGAAATGATGCAGACATTAAAAGGATTGGCACAACCATTCTTACAAAATGGTGGAACTTTCTCTATGGTTATGGAACTGTATCGTTCTCAGGATCTTGCATCTCTACAACGTAAGTTTGAAGCATTTGAAGAGCAATTACAGCAGCAGCAACAGGCTGCACAGCAATCTGCTCAAGAAACTGCTCAGGCACAAATGGAACAAATGGCTGCTGTTGAGCAGGGTAAGATTGATCTTAAGGTTTATGAGATTGATGAAAATAATAGAACCAAAATTGAGGTAGCTCTTATAGGTAAAGAGACTGGTGTAGAAACAGAAGAACCAGAAGATAATTCTGAAGATATACAGATTCGTAAAGATACGCTTTCTGAAACTATAAGGAAAAATAAAGTTTCAGAATCACAGAAGGAAAAAGAGATTGCTATTAAAAAAACAGTGGCAAACAAACCAAAACCGTCTATAAGTAGATAGCTTTATGTTATACCAAAACATTTAAGGATTCAAAATATTTGTAATCAGTAACAATTTAATATATTTTTGTAAAACAGTAGAGGAAAATTATGAGCAACAAAGGAGTTTTTGATCAAGATTTTAGTGAAATGGTAGAGTTAGATACTTCACTAGATGTAAATGATGTCTTTTCATCTCTTCCAGCAAATGATGAAGGAGAAGAAGACGCAACAGCTGATGTAGAAGATCCATCAGATAAAGAAAGTAAAAAAGCTGATGTAGATGAAAATGCTACATTAGATGTAAATAAAATATTAGAGTCTAGCACAGATGGTGAAGGCTCAGAAGGTGATGATTTAGATGACAGTGACCCTGCTTCTGATAATACTAACGAAAACTCTTCTGAAGCTCCTTTTACTGTTATTTTTGCTAAGGACTTGATGAAGCAGGGTCTATTGTCTTCTTTTGACGAAGAAGAATTTGCTAACAAAACTAAAGAACTTGGTGAAGCTGGTGCTTTAAGAGATCTGATTCAAACTGAAATTGATTTAAATATCAATACAGTAAAAGAAGATCTTGATGAGGGGTTTAAAAGTTACCTTACTTTATTAGAAGGTGGTTTCTCTCAAGAAGATGCAGCATCACTTTCTTCTCTCCAGAAGCAGTTTAATTCAATTAAACCTGAAGAATTAGAGAATGAAGAAAATGAAGCACTTAGGAAAAAAGTTTTAACTGACTACTTTAAACTTACTACTCAGATGCCTGATAGTAAAATTGATAAAGTAGTACAACGTAGTTTAGATTTAGGGGAAGATGTTGAAGATTCCAAGGAGTATTTAGATGCTATTAAGGATATGCTTAAAAAGCAAATAGTTACTCAGGAAGAAGAAAATAAAAATAACCTTAAGATTTCTGAACAAAAGAGGCTTAAAAGTTTGGATGATTTAAAAGAAACTATTAATAGTATTTCAGAGATTATCCCTGGTCAAACAATAAATAAGCAGACTAAGGATAAAATGTATGAAGCTATTATAAAGCCTGTAGAAGATAAACAAGGTAGAAAAACTAATGCATTGTGGGCTAAAAGGGCAGAAGATCCGATGCATTTTGACTCAAGATTAGCGTATCTACTTGAAACTGGCTTCTTTGAAAAAGATAAGCCTTGGAATAAAATAAAAAGTGTAAAAACAACTAAAGAAGTTTCTGATTTAGAGAAGTATCTGTCCAGTTCTAAAAATACTGGTTCGATTTCAGGAAGAGCAGCAATGAGTATTGATGCTTTAGAAACCGCTTCATTAAGAAAAACTTTAGATGCTACACGATCAATATTAAAAAACAAATAAAACCTTTTTTTAAATTAACTTAATATGAATAAAATTAGTCCCCTTCAAATTGTAGATCAAAAACATTGGCAAGGGCTTACTAGGGAAAGTCATTTAGGTTGGTTAGGTATGCAAGAACCAGAGACAATAAGCCCAGTTATGAATAGGCTTTATGAACTCAACGTAGGTTCTGACAATATCGTAGCCTTCATGAACGGTCTCCCTACTGAGTACATTAACGATGATGTTGTATACAGGTGGTTCTTACAGGGTTCAGACGAACGTAGTATACCGCTTGTAAAAGCTACCATAGACTCTGGTGGTGGTACTGCTGTAACAGATGCTCATCAAGTTGGTCTTGCTAGAGGAACTTTCTACATGTTCTTTACCGAGAGGTATTTTGAGGTTACTTCACATATCGTGGGTAACAAACCTGAACTATATCAGTTAAGGGTTATTACTGAACCAGTAAAATCAGGAAACTACTGGCGTTATCAAGTACAACTTTTCACTGGTGATGATACACTGTGGATTCCAGCCAGCGAACTTGCCGCAAGTTCATTATGGTCAGAACTCTTCGGTTTAGTTGAACAAGAACTCTCTAAAAGAGGTACTTCAGTTCATCATACTGCTCCTTATCAGATGGAAAATACAACTTCTATGATTCGTAAGAATTATGAAGTTCCTGGTAATATGATTTCAAAAGGTAAAAACAAGCCTTTAGCATATGCTTTTATTGACCAAGATGGTAAGACTCAGACAAGGTGGATTGATAAACTTGGTTGGGATTTCTATACTCAGTTTGAAAGAGACAAGGCCAGACTACTTATGTATGGAAAGTCAAACAAACTTACTGATGGTAGTTACGGACATGTTGGAGAATCTAACAACGTGATTAGGGCTGGATTTGGAATGTACGAGCAAATGGAATATGGAAATATTCTTACCTACAGTACTTTCGGTCTTGATATGTTGACAGACTTCGCTATGGATATGTCTTATGGTAAAATTCCTGAAGATAAGCGTGAAATGGTTCTTTCTACTGGTGAATATGGTGCATATCAGTTCCATAAAGATGCAGTAACAAAAGCCTCTGGTTTCACTTATCTGCAGACTGATATTAACATAAAGACTATGGATGGTAGACTTACATTGGATGAAGGTCAGTTCTTGAATTATGTTGCTGTTAATGGCCTCAAGTTTAAGTTGATGATTGATCCTATGAAAGACGGTTATCCAAATACTTTACCTCACCCTGATGGTGGTTTAGCTAGTTCATATATATATGATATTTTTGACGTAGGAACAACTAATGGAATTAGTAACATTTCTAGAGTAAGTGTTAAAGACGAAGAAGAATTTTTCGGCTACTTACCTGGATTACGTGATCCTTTTTCTCCATATAATAAGAGAACTGATCCTAGAATGATGGCTACTTCGGTAGACGGTTATGCAGTATATAAGGCATTTATTGGTGGTATAAAAATCACCAATCCTAAGAAAACTGCAAGGATCATCCCCTCAATCCTTCGCTAACTTATGATCTATGGAGGGGATTAGTTTCCCCTCCATTTATCTTTTATTAATTAATAACTAACAAGAATGCAGCAGAAAGAAGAAGCAGTAACACAAGGGTTTTTACAGAAGAAAAACGTTTATTTGAGGCCAATAATTAGAGGTGGAAAGATGATAACAGATCCTACACACGTAGCCTATTTTCAATATGAAGGTGCATCTACATGGTTTCAACTCCCAAAAACTGAAAGAGGAGCATTAGCAAATCCCTTTAATTCAGACGAAGAAAGAAAATTTTTTGAAAAGGAATTAGATCTTGATTTAAATATACACAAAAAGCAAGATAATTTCTGGAAGACTTTCTTTGTAAAAGTAAAAAAAGATTTTACATTAATGCATGATGGTTATAAATTTAACCTGGCAGATCCTATGGATAACCTAAGATATAGAGTAACTAAATTACAAGAGATGGTTGCTCCAGATTGGGAACATCGTTATAGTAGGGGAGAATATAAATTTGCATTAGTTGAAGAAGGCTATGAAGAAGAAAAAGAGCGTGACTCTACTTCTAAACTGATAGAAGCCTACACACATTTTGGAGAAGTTAAAGGTTCAGCAACTAAGATGTCAGATATACTAGGAGTATATTTTATGGAAAAGAAGGAATTTAAAACAGTTCCTATTGATGCTGATAAAGAATTTTTACAGAAAGAATTGGGTAGAGTTATTAAAGACGAAACTGATTTATTCTTAAAAATTATATCTGATCCAAAATCAAAAGTAAAGAATACTATTCTGCAAGGTATAAAAGCAGGTGCTATAGAAAAAGAAGCTAGAAATAAATATAATATCCCTGGTGAAGGTGTATCTTATACTTATGATGAATTAGTTACTTATTTAAGCGAAGCAGAAGAGATCAAAAGTGATGTATATTTGAAATTGATTGCACAGAATAAAATAAATAAATAATGACTTTTGCAGAAATGCGTACTGAAGTAGAAATACTTTACGAATTCGTAAATAGTAATGCTGCTCCAGGATTTACAGATGCTGAATGGGGAACCATTTTTACTGCTGCACAACGTAGGATAGTATTAAAAATTCTCGCTGATGGAGTAGCTAATGGAGCTTTTAATAGATTAGCAATAGAAGCATTAACAAAAACTATTCAGTATAATACTTGGACAACAAGTACTTATTACTTAAATACTGATGGTACTGCTGCTATAGAATTAGATGATACTTTTGATGTCACTTTATTCTGGATTTTGGATGAATATGTAACATCTAGTACTTATCCTAGAATTCCTTTAAAGACTATAACTTTTGAAGAATACCAGGCTAATTTACCAAATCCATTTAAAAAATCTGATCTTTTAGAAGGTTTTTGGGTAATACATAAAACAGGAGTTCCCACTATAATAACTGATGGTACTACTATTTTATTATATAATATTGTAGGAGTAGAACATCCTGATAATTACGCAATAGCCAGTGGAAGTGATTGTGTTTTAAATGAATCAGTTCATTCATTAATAGTAGCAGACGCTATGAAATTAGCAAGAATGTCTGTAAATGATGCAGAAGGATTTCAAATTGCGGTAGCAGCAGATGCGATATAAAGATTGTTTAACTTAATATAAATAAAAAAAATGAGTATTTTTACAATAGTTTCAGCCTTGAACTTAACTAAATACAAGGCGGCTGGTAAGCCAAAAATTCGTGGGTATGCAAATGCATTACTGGATTTTATAAATACAAGATTTCCTACTGAGACTTCATTCGCAGTTGATAGCATTGCAGAAAGTACAACTGCAGCTGGGGTAACCGTTGATGGAGTTTTAATTAAAGATGGGCAAATCCTTAATAGTACTTTTGAAACTCCTTTATATCATGGAGTAGACCCTGCAAATTGGATAACTTATTTTGATGATTTTATTACAGTTCCTTTAGATGACAATACTGGATTTCCTACAGGATTTACAATTGTATCTGATGCTGCAGGCATAACTGGTGATTTAGTAGATGCTGCTGGTGGATTTTTAAGAATATCTGCAACTAATACTGATAATCATGAAACTTATTTATCTTCTTTAAATGAAGCTTTTATATTTGCAACAAATAAGAAATTAATCTTCAAATGTAGAATACAATTAACAGAGGTTAATACAGACGATGCTAACTTTATAATTGGACTTTCTGATACTGTAGGCGCAAATTCATTACAAGATAATGGAGCTGGCCCAATGGCATCTTATGATGGTGCAGTATTCTTTAAAGTAGATGGTACAATGACAGTACAATTTGAAACATCAAATGCAGGTGCTCAGGTTACTAATGCTTCTTTAGGTACATTTACTTCTGGTACTGCAGTTACATTAGGATTTGTTTATGACTATAATGATGGAACAACTGCCTATATTACTCCTTATATAAACGGAGTAGCAGGTACAGCACACGCTTTAACTATTGCTGCATCTACAGAAATGCATATACTTATGGGTATGAAAAATGGTGATACAAATGCAGAAAGTTTCCTTGTAGATTATATAGCTATAGCTCAAGAAAGATAAAAATAAAAAAAATTGTTTAATTTAATACACAAAAATTATGTTTGAAGATTCTGTAACTTATGTAGCTGTTCTTAATATTACTAACAGCCTTACGGATAATACCACACCTTACACAAGCTTACCCGCTGGTGCTGGTGGATTCTTCCATGCCTCTACTGATGAAGTAGAAGGTCTTGTTGAAGAAAGTGCCCTTGCAGCTGGAATTAAGTATTTCTTTGCTTGGAAAGATACCAATGGAATTCTCCACAAAACTAACGTTTTCTCACATGAGCAAGCGATTAATAGGACTAAATTAGCCACTACAGCTCTAGTAGAGCAAATAACCTTTTTAGGTTATGATGGTGTTTCTGCTGGTGCTATGGATGCTGAGGCCTCTACTTATTTTGGTTTAAAACTCGTTTTAAATCATACATTTGGCCTATTGAATAATAGTGCTCTTATTAAGACTATTCCTTTTAAAACTAGTGCTACTGGTAGTCAAAGTGAATTAGCTCTTGGTTTAGCCTTAGCTGGTTATAATGCTTTTAAAGGACAGCCTAATCAGGATGTTATATTTGATGCTATTTGTAATACTGCAGT